ACGGCTTAGAGCACGAAGATAGGACTGTGGAGTCCTAAACATCGTTGCCCATTTTATGTTTCTGTGTGACACTCTAATATATGCCTTTTCTTGTTAGTTCAAGTTGGCGAGCTTCCAAGTCATATCTGTCCACACTTTTTGATAGATATTCTTCTATCCACTCTTGTTTAGTTTGTACTCTAAAAGCATTCAGAATAGTTCTAATTAGTTGCATTTATTTTATTCTCCTACTCATGTTTACGGCTTTACTATTTCCTGCAAACACAATCTTGTTTGCATTTAAATTTGAGAATTTAAAACTTGAAGATGTCTTAGATTCTTTTAATATGTTGTTTGTTATTCTAGTCATCTTTTTTTTCCTTTCTGTACGGATCTGGACCTTCACCTTTCATCCATGCCCAACGTTGTTTGTCTTCTTCTGATGATGGAATTATTTTTAGCATTAAAATAATATTACCTATCACCAGGATTAATGCAGTTATTATGAAAAACCAAATTTGTGGTTCAGAGATCATGCGGCTTTTTTATGATCATTAGGGAATGATCCTTGCCTTTTGAATGTAGTGTACGCCCACTGCCAATCATGTCCGTATTCCATTCTGCAAAATGAGATAAGCTTTTCGTCGTTATTACTAAAAATACGGTTAACAAAATTAGTGAACTGACTAAGACTTCTCGAAGTGCTTTCAAATACTTTGTACATACTGTCTCCTTTCTTACCATTTGTACACAGGATGCCAAATCCCATGTGAATATACCCATTGGCCTTGTGTTTGCTCTTGTTTTTCAGTTGACATATGTGAATGCCTCCTTGACGTTTTTCTTATGGCCTAACCTTGCTAACTTTGTTAATGATGTTAATAATTTTAAAATTTTTTGCATTTTGATGTCCTTTAATCAGTATTAATTTATACAATATAATCCATAAAATACAGTGTTAATAAACTACAACAGATGTGCAGAAAAAACACTGTTGGGCATCATGCACAATAACTATTTTTTACATGTCCTTGATTTTGGAACAACGACACATTTTATTTTTACACATTGAAAAAAATGCAGGCACAAGCATCACCAATTGGCTGGATAATTTTGCATCTACTCATAATGACAAAACATATTTGATTCATCATAGACATGTTGAATGGAAAAAACTGCCTTCGCCTTACAACTCTTATTGGACTTTTTGTGTTGTGCGTAATCCATGGTCCAGGCTGGTTAGTAGATACAATTATGATGTGTCTACATACCTACAAAAATATCTTGCTGGCGAAGGTGACTACTTTTTAAAAGTCTATGAAAAATTACGGAAAGGATTTGCCTATTGGATTAAAAATGATGTATACACTTTACCCTCTGTTGAACACAGGATGAAATGGCAAAACCAAGTTGAGATATTTGAAGGTTGCAACGACATCAACATATTGAAATACGAAAATATACAAGAAGATTTCAAGTTGTTACAAAACAAGTTAAAATGGTTTGAACCTTTGCCACATGCAAATGCAACTATCGAATGCGACTATAAAAGTTATTACACCGACGAACTGATAGATATTGTGGCTAAAAAGTATAGTAAGGATATTGAGATGTTTGGCTACACGTTTAAAGGTTAGCGTCTTCCATGCCTGCAACTCTAAGTTTTACAATGTTTGTAATATGCCATTGTTTTTGGTCAAGTGCTTTAATAACGCCTAACCATTTATTGCGTAGCAGTGCCCATTCGTTGACAATGGCTTCATAGTCGCACACCTCATCTTCACCTTCTGCATATTTTTCAGCATCACGTGACGTAAGTGCTCTCTGATAGTTTTCAAGATATTTTTTGTAGTGTTTGGTTTTTAATCTTCTAGCTTGAATTTCTAAATGTTTTAATATGCCTTCAATTTCTTGTAGTTGGCGGAAACGTGATTCCACAACACCTGGCATCGATGCAGATTGTTTCTCTATGTTTCCATGTAGTTTTACTTCACTTGATGCTTGATCAAGTTCGCTTTCATAATAAGCAATAGCATCGGGAATCTTTGTTATATCCTGTGATATTTGAGAGAACCAGTTAGGCATCCTCGAAATCTTCTTCATCCTCTTCGATGTCTAAATTATATCTTATGGCTTCATCAAGATCGTCATCGTGTCCGATTAGTTCTTTAAGTTCTTCATCTTCAACGCCATTATCCATAGCAATGTCAACAAACTTTTCCGCCACCACGGATTTGTCCTTAGCTGATACGTATGATTTCATCAAACCCCAAACATCAATTAGCATCTGTGTCTCCATTGTTTATGTTTTGTACTGCTTCTTCTTCCTCTAAATTTATTTCCGGTGTGGCATGTTCATCTAATGCAACCTGATTACTTACCTCTTGCATGACAATTTCCAAGTTGTCCTTGCCCCATGCTTTTCTATAGTCAAGTATCTCTTTTCCAGTTGCTGTTATATATTTCAAACGATTACCTTGTTGTGTAATAAGGCCTTTCTTTTCGAAAAGATCTAACAGACCAGAATAAGGATCCATGCCTGTTTCATATGGAATCTTTATTTGTACACCTTCAAAAGGCTTTGCAAATCTTGTCTTCATTACTTTACATGCGGCTCTGATGCCCCTGACGTCAGTAATTTTATTGCCTGCTTCATCTTCTTTTAATTTAAGTTTTTTCATTGCTACAACAATACTTGATGCATACACAAATCCTTGTCCACCACTAATTTTATCATCTGGATCAAACATGTCTTGCGATGCATATGTATGATTGGTTGCTACCATGCCAACATTAAGACTGCCGAACATGTTTACACAATTTCTTACCAGTGCTGTCAACGCCTTAGGCTTTCTACCCAAGTCACCTTTCATGTCTCCTTTATTGAACTGATCTACATCTGTAGGAGTCATCATCATACCAAGTGAATCTAATACAAACAAAACTTTTGGCCTGTCTGCTGGATCTTTATCGCTATAATCAGTTTTGTATTCTTTTACAAAGTTAGATATTGTTTTTGCAACATCATCAATCATACTCATGCCCAATCGCAACAACTTGTCCTCTGCAGTGTCAACTCCTACTGCTTTTAACCATGCTTCATCTAGTGCATTTTCGGAATCAACTAAAATTACAAATATGTTTTGTTTTTGTGCTTCTCTGATAATGTTGCCTGAACAAATATATGATTTGCCAGATCCTGATTCGCCTGCAAACACCGTAACTTTGCCAAGTGGAATGCCTTTGTAAAAGTCTCCGGATATCAAATAGTTAAGTGCATGATTGCCTGTAGATATCCAATCTGTAGGATCATTAAATCCAATGCCTAGTCCATCAATGGATTTTGTTATAGACTTTCTAAATTTTGTTACATCAAACGGTTTGACCATTTTGTTCTCCTTATGTTAGTATACATTTTATTATTCATTTGTCAATAACTTGTGTGCGTATTCACAAATGTGTTCGTGTCCGATTTTGGTTGGATGGTTTTTAGCCCAACCTGTTTTAATTAACCATGATTTATCTGGTTTCAAAAAATACATAGGTGGTAATGCATCATGTAAAATTTTGGTTTGATTAAATTTTTGTTTACATTTATTATCATCAACGAAGTTTGGCATTCTTTTCAAGAAACTATCATACTGATTGTCCCACCAGTCTAGATCGATAGCCTCTTGTATAGATCCATCTATTCCACCATAATTCATAGAAATAAATTTTATATGCCTTGCTTTACATAATTCATTGATAGCAATAATTTGTCGCAACCAATTTTGGTATAGATATATTTCATCATAGGCATATTTGAACGCAACTTCATAAATTTTTTTAAGATAAATTTGTCCTGTCTTAATTGCACTAGAAGGCAGGAAAGTTTCATTTTTTCCTTGTATTGAAAATTCTTGTCTTTCATATGAAGTCCACATTATTACAACATGTGTTAGTGTGTGGTTGCTTAATATTTCTTGTAATGCATAACGGAATATTCTATAGTTTGAACAACCACTTCTTGATTCTTCTTTGATAGGCAAATTCATTTTTTTAGACAAAAGATACGGCCATGTTGATTCAGGGCCACTTTCTTCTCTTACGCCAGCGCCTGCTGTAAAACTATCACCATTAATATAAATCATGCCAAGTAGGGGGGACTTTGCCCCCCATAGTGTGTGATTATTTTTGTTGTCTTGCTCTGATCATTGCCAGAATATCTTCTGCTTTGGAGTTACTGCCATTTGTGGCGGCAGGCTGTTCTACAGGTTGTACTGGTTGTGGAGCAGGAGTAGGCTCGGGTGTCGCAGTTACAGTTGGCTGTGCAGTTTCTTCCTTCACTGCTTGTGGCTGTTCTTGTGCTGTTGTACCACTTCCTGTTATTGGCGCTTTGATGCCATTGGGCCTAAAGTACTGTGAATACTTTTCTGCGTCATAGGGCTCACCATCCACTGATGCTCTGAACATTTCTTCCATTACCTTGATTTCGACTTCGCCTGGCTTTTTAGGCAAAAAGTCACCAAGATTGTGTAAACCATGTGTCTCAATGGCTTTGTTTTGTTCTTCTGATAGTGGAGTTGTTTTTCTTGACCACTTGGATGTGGAATAGTCAGCATAACCACCTTTAGTAGTTTTGTTGATCCTAAAGTCTACGCCTCTTGTGTAGTCAGTTGGAAGATCTTCCATTTCTGGGTCCATAAGTGCAGACTTAATGATGTTAAAAATCTGCGGACCAATAATAAATCTACGTATTGGATTTTCGGGTGCATCTTCTTGAAGTGGAGATGTAGTTACAAATCCTTGGAAAATATATGAACGTTTCTTCCAATATTTTCTGCCTAAGTCTTCCAATGATTTGTCTTTGAACCATTGTCTCACTTCTGCAAGTATAGGACATGCGTCTCCATACATTTCCATACATGGAATCTGCACTTGTACTGGGCCTGATGTTGCGTCACCTTTCACTGAATTGAAAGGCAGTTTGATCATTGCTCTTTCAGTCCAAAAGAAAGTGTTGTTAGAATCACCATCGGGTAAAAATCTAAGTACTGCTTCTGAATTTTCGGGAATATTCCAATGTGGATATATTGCGTTGTCTCCAATTTGCCCCTCACCTGCTGGTTTAGAGTTCTGAGCCTGGAGTTTTGCTCTTATGTCTGCCAGTGTTGCCATAATGTAAGCCTCCTTTGTGTTGCCTAGTGTGTATCACTGTAATGCATATTATATACGCATTGTTCTTGTTTTGTCAAGAATTTATTTGATGCCTGATAATTTTAGGATTTCTTCTACTGTTTCTTCTGTAGATTCCATCCCTTTTGGTTTCATTAGACTCATGTAACTAGTTTGATCGCCATACATTTTTTCGAAAGTATCAGGTTCGAACTTTTCTATCATTGACATAATTTCTTCTCTAGGATCTGTGTCCAAGTCGTATATGAATGACCCAAGTTCTTCTAGTCTATCTTGTCTAATAAGTTCCGAAGCTTTAATCATATCTTCATAATCCATGTCGTCGCCTTCTTTTTTCCTAGCAATGGCTAGTTGTGCAATTTTGTCTGCGGCTGGACTTTTTGATGTTGGCTCTAATAATTCAAATGCATCTTGATGTTCAGATGCTTCGATGTTATCTGGATCTAGATTGTTCATCATTTCTGCTATTCTACCATCCATCCATGATTCTAGTTCAGCAGTTTCACCTTTATATTTTCTTTTGTACTGTTTGGCTAACTTGCCTTTATCTATTTCTTTGCCCTTGATGTCTTTGAATGCTTTGATATCTTCTGGGGATTTACGCACTTGATCTTTGTATGCGTCATCCGTTTTAATTTTTTTCATGTCTGTGAGATATTTGTTGGCTAATTTAATCGCAGTGCCTTTTAGAGCTTTCAGTTCCGGATTTGGCTTTGCAAAAAGTTCACCACTCATTGATAATTGCTGTTCCATATCTGATGCAAAATTTGATATGGCATCATCGGCTGGATCTGCTGAAAGGAATCTGCCAGCAATATCTCTCATAATTGTGCCAAGTTTAGCATTAGTATCTTTTTGCTGTGACCTTAAATTATTTTGAAAGTCATCAAATGAATCATCTTTTCTTAAAATTAATTTAGACTCAGGTGAATTGACAAAAGAATCAACATATGATTTGAATCTTGCCGCTGTAGAAGTTTGTTTCATTACATCTGTTCTGGACTTTGTGTCTTCTTCATCGTCACCTTTTAGTTCAAGCATAGGTAGTATTTTAAATGCATCTACCAAGGCTTCATCAAAAGTTTCTTTGGTAAAAGTTTTCACCAAGGTGTCAACTGTGTGTTGATCATTTTGTTCTGTAACATTTGATAACATTTCAACAGCTGATTCGTAAGTGGTTGATCTTTGTATTTGAGATAAAAGTCTTTTGCTGTCTTGTATCTTCATGTGCGCCGCATCAACATACTGTTGGGTTGATTCATCAATCATTTTGTTACGCTGTGCATACTGTGTGAATTTTCTCATTTTGGCTATGTCTTCAACTGTGTTGATTATTGCTTCGCCAATTGAATCATATGGATTGCCGCCTTTAGCAACATGCATTTGCATTGCTCTTGCGCCATTCAAATAATTGTATGGAAATCTAAATCTTTCGCCTTGATTGTTTTCAATGAAAATTGCTTTAATGTTTCTTGATCTTGCT